TAGCCGCATCAATGTTAGTAATCGCCGTGCCGTTGATCGCACTTGCCGTGGTGCCAGCACTAATGTTTGCCGCATCCAACGACGTTAGGGCCGCACCATTCTGCTGCAAGAACGTACCGCCAGCGGCAATATTGCCAGCCGTCAAATTCGTGATTGACGGACCATTGATCGCGCTCGCCGTTGTTCCGGCGGTCAGATTGGCCGCATCAAGCGCCGTCAGCAAGGCGCCAACTCCCTCAAAACCAATAAGCGAATATATCAATCCTGAATTGACCGCCAGAGCGTAGGCTCCAGCCGAATTGATAACCAGCGTAGCCTCATTGGTATCGCTCGCCGTCGCGCCGGCGCGGGCGTCAGTGATCTCGATAAGCGCCACACCTTCGGTTCCAACGGCATTAGTCTGGGCAATATCAATCTCGTTGCCAGACAGCGTCATGTTAATGTCCACGTCGCTGCCGTTGACTTCCAGTTCGCCAGCAAGCGTAGTCTTGCCGGCAACGCCCAGCGTCCCGTCAACCGCTGCATCGCCAGCAACATTAAGGTTGGTGTTAATCGTCAGGTCTTCGGTCACGACGAGCGGAGCATGGATGCCGCCGCTTTGGTCAATATACGTCTGTGGCGCGCCCCTAGCAGGATACCAAACCGTGATATTCGTGTTATACGGGGCAGCCAAGAGTGAAGAAGCCGCGCCAGCCGCCAGCAGCAGCATCAACGCCATCTTCGTCGGCCCTCTGCCAACACGTCCATCACCGTCAATGTCAGCACCGAGTTTGACTTCCAGCCAGTTTTTGATTTTCCGAATGGTGTAGCCCATGTTCGCCACCTGTTTGTCAATATCCGATTTGTCGGGTTTTGACGTTTCAACTTTTTTCTCGTTCGCCATTGTCGTTTCTCCCTTGAGGGGTAGGCCGGGAGGAATGTGCCTCCCGGCCCTAACCTTGCTGTTTTGGTCGTTTAACCTTCCTTTACTTACGGCGCGCCGTTGGTCCCGAAAATCTGATACCAGTCATAGGGCGCATGGCTCAGGCGGCAGGTAATCGTCCACTGCCGGGAATCATTGCGGATGGTCTTCTCAGGTTTCACGGTCGGGGAACGCCGCATATAGAACCGAATCGGCTTCTCATCGGTAACCAGATACCAGGCCGTCGAAGAGGTCAGGTAATGGCCCACGATGTAATCCAACCCGCGGGTCTTAATCGCGTTGATCTCGTTGGTGGCCTTGTAAGGCACTTCAACGGATCGCAGGATTTCGATGGCCGTGCGTTCGTTCGCCGGGTGAATTATCAGGCGTTTCGGAATCGCCATGACCGGATTGCCCTGATGGTCTTTGAGGCCAGCAAAGTTATCCGCACCTGCCCACAACGAGTCCGGCCCCAGGGTAACGTCGGCAGCAGGCGCGTTATGCTGCGCCGCTCCGCCAGCACCCGTGAAGGTCGCATGACTGCGTTGGATCAGGTATTCGTCCGCCGTATTAGCCGCACCAACCGTCAAAACCGTGAAGGCGCTATTAAGGTCATAGGCACCCTGGGTTTCGATACGGTGTTTCATCGCCTTGCCCATTGAGCCGGCGGTTTCCTCGATGACCGGGAACAACTCGTCTTCCAGGGCTTCCTCAGAGGCGATAAGAGTGAACCCGTATTTCGAATGTGTCCATGTCCGAACCGGCCCTTGCTGGAACGAAGTTTCGGGAGCGTTCTCGTATTCACCAAGTTCGTCAGGCATCGGCAATTCACCGAACAGCGAAATCTTCTCGTATGGCTTTTTGCTTGACCGGACATCGCACCACTTGGAGTATTCCTCCGGATGCAAGACCAAATACTGATAGAACGCCTTTGAGATTCTGGCGTCATACAGATTGGCCATATTTGCGCTTAAAATTGCCATTGTCGTATCTCCTTGTATTTAATGGCTTGTTAGTTATACCGGGTTAGGCGCGCAGATTGCGGCCTTGCATGTCGCCCAGGAAGCGGAAAATGCAACGTCCGTTGATATCGTCCACCGCATCAATCAGCCCGACTATTTCAACCTTGCTGGTGGTCGTATCGGCAACATCCACATACCAATCATCACCCGACGCAACCAGCGAGTAGTCGTTCCCGATTTCAGTTCCAAGCACGGTATAGGCCGCCGTGCCGTCAACCATCGAACCCTCAAAAAGATTGTAGGGATTCGCTTCATAAATCGGCACATCCGAACCGGCTATCTCGGTAGCATCTTTCGCGGCAATACCGATGATCGTCGAGGCGTCAGTTGTCCCAGCCCAGATTTCCGGTTCTCCACCATCATAAACCAACGGCGCGCCAGCTTTATAGTCCTGACTGGCTTCCTCGCCGGGGTGGCGGCAGATAATAACTCCATCTCTGCCTTCCTGCCGATGGATAGACAGGGTTCGCATGACTTTAGTTGCCATGTTTATTCTCCTCTTTCGTTGTTAATCGTTTCTGTCCTTTTTTGGTATTAACCTGTTTTCGGGTTTCAGGCAACACCGCACTAGCGGGCATAAAACTGTGTATCGGGTTACACATTGTTATTCTGCAATACTTTCACGCTTGGTTTCCTCTTCGGATTCCGACGTTACGCTCACGCCCTGGCGCTGGAAAGACCGGGCGCGAGATTGCCCGTCTTTCTTGGCGCTGACATACCTGCTGGCCCGTTCCTTGCGTCGGGCTGTTACGAGTTCTTCAGGGCAGCACATCAGAATCCTCGACCCTCTTACCTTGAGTTTTCCATTCGCGTCTTTTGATGCCTCGAATGGATTGCCCATAATGCGTTCATTTCCGCGCGCCGGTTCATAGCCTCTTTGGGCCATCATATTCATTTCCGCGTTATCATCTTTTCTTGCCCAAGCATAATGCTGGCCGGGGCGTTTGCCCTTAACATCCCACTGGTCGCTTACGATGCTTTCGCGAGTTACTTCGGCACGCTTGACGGAGACGTTCTTGCTTTTAACTTCCGACTCGTTCTCATAGGCTTTAACAATATCATTCGGTTCGTTGTTCATATCAATTCCCTTCATCAATCACGGTTAAAGTTTTACGGGTTGTTCCGGCGGCGCATTTCTTCGTATTTCTGTCGGGCTTTGTCGGAGTTCGACCAGTCCAACAATTCCTGTTTGGACGTGAACTTTCCGTCAGCCTCGCGTAGAACCTCCGGGTCGTTTAACCACGCAGGTATCCGTTCGCTTTTATGTCCAGTTCTGCTTGCGCCGACTTCAGAAGCCATATCTCTTTCTCGACTAACTTTTTCCCGCGCCATTCGGCCATCGTTTTCTGACGGCTTTTTGGCGGCATTCCGCAGATTGATGATTTCGATTTTACGTTCAAATGATAACCCAGCCATGTCAGGAGCGTCTTCGTCAAACTTCTCCACATCACGTATGATTTTCCCGCGTTCGGGGTCAACGGCCAACATCTTTTTAATGGCCCGATCTTCCACTTCTACCAGTTTGCGATCCATTTCCTTTCGTTCCAAATCGCGGTCGTAAGCCACGTCTCGGAGTATGCGTTGCAATCCCGCCTTCGGATCGTCCTCGAACTTTGACAAGACCTCGCGTTCGTATTCCTCAAAGGTCTTTTGTGGTTTAACCTGGTCAGCCAGCACCTTTTCGGCGTTGCGTGTCCGACTGATATATTCCTGGTTGTCTTTTAACCGCTTTTCGAGTGATTCCTTTTCGGATTCAGCCTTTTTCAGGCGTTCGCTTAACTCCGATTTCGCCTTCTCAACTTCTTCCTTTTCCTGATTTTTCGCCGCTTCACCCTCGTCCACATCGGGGAGTGTCGGGGCTGGCGTCGAGCTAATTTGTTCGGTCTGTTCGGGCGGCTGTCCTTCGGGCTGAACCACTGTTTCGTCAGGCATATTCTACCTCTATTGTCAACCGACGGGCGCGGCTGGTTGTGTCGCCGGCATCGGGCTCCCGGCCTGCATGTTACCCATCTCTGCTGAAATCGCTTGTCCCTGTTCCTCGCCAGGAGTGGGCGCAGGGGCCGGACTCGCCGTCTGCCCGATTGACGGGAATGAGTTACCGGCACCCTGCGCTTGTTCTGTCCTGCGTAATTGTTCGGTAACAGAGATATGCTGCTGCATCATCGGGACGTTCTGGTTCTTTTCGCGTTGACCCTGCCACAATGCTTGTCGGTGAATGGCGAGGTGAACATCGTGCATCTCCCCGGTTTCGGGTTGATCCCATTCACTATAAACCAGCATCTCGTTGTTTTCCCACAACGCCGCCTTGATAGCCTGGTCTTTGGCCGGGACGCTGACGAATTGCGCTGGGTTTTCAATTCCCATGACTTCGGCCATCCGCAACCTGATCTTCGATTTCTCCTGGGAATCCTGGGCCATTTCAAAGAGTTGACTTAAACCCTGCAACTGCTGGCCCTTCTCCATCGCCTCGGCCACGGCGTTCAATTCCACGGTGTAAATGTCGTTTATGTCAAACGTGAACTCGGAACCCACAACACCTATCTGCTCAACAATGTCTTCATGGGTCATAAACGTATGAATATATTGAGCAAACCGCCGCATGTATTCCCCGATAGTCGCGTCCTCGATGCTCGCCATATCGCTGAATATCGGCGTGGTGGCGGCGGCCTTTGCGCCCAAATACTCGTTGGCCGATGTCCGCCCGCCCATAGCCGTCCCAACCACGGCGTCCGTTGTATTAGTCATCTCACGGATTTTCATTTCACAATACTCTAGCGTCGCCATGATCGTCCCGGTCATATCGGCTATTTGCAGCTCCATAAACGCCGAGCGGACATCTCCCTCGCAGGGGATTGAGTTGGAGTGACCGAAATCGTATTTGTCAATCGCGACGCGCATGGGATCATAGATGTTCGGGCGGCGCAGGTTTTTGCTCCGATTGTCAATCAACTGGTCAACACCTATACAAATCTGGTCAAAATAAGTTTCTACTTTCTCGCCCAGGCTGATGTGATACATCCCAATATCGTCTTCAGTCTGATGGGCGTCTAGCAACGGGATGCCACCCGGAAACATGTTTTCCCTGATTTCAACTATTTCACAAGACTGCGGGTCGCCGATGATTCTAACGCGGCACCGGATTTCCGGCTCATTGACATCCCACTTGCCGGTGTCCTTGTTTATCGGAAGGTTGATCCAAATAACCCAGTGCTTGTAGCGCCCGGCTGTGCGTTGCTGGAAAGTCCGATCAGCGTTGTCAAAGCGTTTCGCTTCGGCGTTCAGGAACTCGCTGGATGCTGCGGTTTCCTTGAACTTCTCCAGCGCATTACGGATACCATCGCTGCTTTTTGGGTCTAAAGACTTGATTTTGTTTTTCTTGCTGTCAGCCAACAGCGTATTCCACGAAACGGGGCACTTGATAAAGACCCCCGGCTGCGCGTCCATGTCCTCGATGTTTTCGTCAAGCCAAACACGATCAATAGGGATAGCTTCTAAAGCCGGCAGATTATGGCTGGTAAATGGCTTGGACTTCCTTTCGCCGCTGTCCTTATCGCGATAAACCAAGTCAACTACCTGCTTTTCCCACGGAATACCAACAAACGCATTCCCGTATTTGTAGATATTCAGCAGGGTGCGTTTGAGGTTGCGCTTGAACTCTCCCTTAATCTGGGCTTTGCGGAACAGGAGCGTCATTATTTCCGCATTTTTGCCCCTAATTTGGTTAGAGGCTTCGTCGTTGATAATGCCGCGAAACCCAAACTTGTAATTTTCGGCGTTATCCGTGAAGGTCTTGAACGCCATGCTGACAAGCTGGTTGATTGCATTGTGGAATACGCCCGTTGATTCGTTGGCCCTATGTTCGGCGTCTTTGGCCGCATCCGGCTTAACGCGATACATGATGTCATTCTTTTCCCAGATGTCTTCTAGCTCACCGCGGTCACGGCATCTGGAAAACACTGAACTGACAGCCTTCTTGGTTTCCTCTACCACGTCGTCATTATCGGCGTAATTAGGGAACAAATCGGATAGAGTTTCAGCCGTGGTTTCACCCAAATCGGTCGGCTGAATAACGTCCTGTTCTATATCGGGAGGCTCAACAAAATGTTCGATAGCATCCATATCGGCACACCATCTCCTTTTCAATGTTGCCTTATACCATAAATCAAGGCAAATGTCAAGCAAAAAATGAAATTATTTTTATTGTTCCCATGTTTCGCAGTCATCGTAATAAAAATCCCCCAGCATTTCTCGGTAATACTGGAGCAATTCGCCGGTCTTTATCTTGGTCAATTTAACACGCGGACAGTTCTCGAATGCCGGGATTTCACGCGCCGCCTGCACCAGTTGTCCATCAACCACAAAGACAACCGGTTTATCGTATCTTATATACTTTGCACGCACAAGATGTTGCTTTCGTTAATGATTTTAAGCGAATGGCCGTCTTCCACGCAGTCAATCCCGTCGCCTTCCCACCATACCTGCATGGCGGCCCTAACGTTATGGCAACCCGGCCCTGACCGCCAAACAAGTCCACTTCGGGATGGGGCCTGATAACTGTTGACCACCTCGCCGTCCTTATCCTCTGTCTTGCCATGCTCGACCAGAGCGTAGTTATTCTGCGGAATAATCAATTCCACAAAATCCCTAACCTCTATTTTTGCCAATACCAGGTTGGATTCTGTCAGGGCTAATGTCCGGTCATCGAACGGCAGGACGGTGGCATCCTTGAGAAACAGGATATCGTCCCCTGGCCCAAACCCGTTGGAATCATTGCCTCTCGAAATAACCGTGGCGCGCCAGCCAAAGGTCGTATAGGCTGGCGGCAGAAAAATGCCGCCGCGCTTGGTTTCGGGTTTTTCCCGGCGGATAAATAGTAGCTTTCCCAATGGCCGAAAGTTTTTGTCGGGTGCCTTCATTCTTCCTCCTCTATTTTCATGGTAGCGGCACGCAGCGTTTCGATATCCCGTAGAACCCATCGCAGTCCGCTGACATGGCCCTTGAGTTCTCCGGCCAGGAATAGGTCTCCAATCAGCCTTGATGTGCTGTCCATCCCGGACACTTGCATACGAATGCCGTTCTCTATAATCTTAAAACCCGGTTCGTCAATAATCATCTTTACCAAAGCCAAATCGGCGTTATTCATCAGTAACCTCCATGCTTGCTAACATCCTGCATCAATCGCGGTTGGTTGTTGTCATAGTCCCCCATATATCGCGCTTCCGAACTGGCGAAGTATTCCGCGGCGTCAACCAGATGATCGTCCTTATTGCGCTTGGTTTCCTTGATGTTGTGGGTCTCGTTCCCAAACGCCCGCGTATCGGTTACGCATCGGTTGAACTCCCATTTCATCTTAACGCATTTATTGCTGAAATACATGCGTGGCGCGCCAGTTTTTCCAGTAACCATGTGCTTCCTCAATGGATCAATTTTGAGCAAGGCTCGCAGGTTTTGCGCCCTATGTTCCTGGCCCAGCTTGGTGCTCTCGCTGACTTTCAATCCGCCGGCTTGGAAGAAAAAACTCACCGGCCGACCCAACCCGCCGGCGGTTTGGAAGCTATGCCAATCCAGCCAAGTCCGCACGTATTTCTGCCGGATTTCCACTTCCTCGTAAATATCGTAATTCGTCCCGGTCTTTTCATCCAGCATGTTCCTGACCAGTTTCCGCTCATTCCCGCAGGCTTCGACTATCAACGGAGCGTGCTGGATAGCGTCCATGCCGGACCGATAATACTCGTCATACATGAAGCAATCGCCGCCGGGCGATACGGCCCACATCCCGCAGGCAGTCGGGTTAGTCCAGCCGTAATCAATACTCCGGTAATGCGTCCAGCCCTTACCCTTGATGTCATCATACGTCCAGTCAACCCAGTGGTTTTCCAGCGTTATTTCGGGGTAGAACAGCCCGCTGACATGCTGAAACAGCCCGTAGAACCTGGCTTTACCTTCCCGGATGGCGGCATCGTCGTTGCTTTCTTTGGGGACTTTGACCCATTGCAGATACGCTTTTTGCTTTTGGTCCTTGGAGTAGATGTGGTCTGGAACTTCATCAACGGAGATACGACACCTAAAAATTGAATGACCGCGTGTATTCTGGCCGGTCCATAAATCAAAAAGCCATGAATTAACCCCCGTGTCTGCACGGCCGTCAACTTTATGGGGCGTGAAGGGGAAATCCCACCAAATCCCACCGCGGGTTCGTCCGCGTTGATCGAGTTCGTTGAAAAACGCAAGCGGCATTTGCTCATCGGGTAATACCTCCTCGGCTTTTACTCCCGCGCATACGCTGGCTTTCTGGTCATAGGTCAATAAAATTATTCTACTACCGCACTTCAACGGAACACGCGGGTTACGGTCCCAGGTAGGTTCTTTCGTCCCCCCCAGCATCGGCAACCTGAAATCACCCAATTCATACGCCGGAATCCACTTCTGCAATTCAGGCCAGAGCACGTCTTTCAACTGGCCTTTATCGAATCCCAGCACCACCAGGGTCTTCGGGCCGTTCCAGTCCCGGTATTGAATACCGTTCTTGAATATCTCCCATTTCTTTTCGCACGGGATTAACCGCAGTATTTTCTTGACCACGGCGTGAGCGGTCTTGCCGACCTGATTCGGGGAGCAGCAAATACAAACCGTATGTTCGCGGTTGTTAAGCCAGTCAGCCGAACTGCCAAGCGGAAATCCGCAGTCATACCCCATCTTGCGTTTGCCGTGTGGGTGGAAGAACTGCAACTCATTCTCGGCTTTGACCCGCTCAAGGCGCTTGAGCTCACGTTCCAGTTGCGGGTCGTTCTTTATTTCCTGATACGAAAACCGCAACTGCTGATGGCCGAGCCATAGCTCATAGAACTTCAATTCGCCTTCCGAACTCATCTGCTCAAATCCTCCCCGCGCTTGCCAGCGGCATTAAATGAGTCTTGTAAGTTACCATCCCGTCAACGTGATGCGCTACCGGGGCGTCCCAGTCAACCCACAACTCAACCCCGCTGGCCTTGGCTTTCTGGCAGAAATAATAATCTTCCGTCATCCTGTAATCTTCCTTATCGCCGCTGAACATGTCCGGCCCGAAAAACCACGGGTATTTAACCTTCTCAAACACGTCCCGGCGGATAACCACCAGCTCCCCGCCAAACGTCTCAATGCGTTCCAGGCCGTGCTTGGCCCGCGCCGCGCCCCGGGCGACAGTCCGCCATAGCCGCGTTTTGCCGACTACCTTGTCGGTTATATGGCATCGGAACGGATGGAACCGGTTAGTCGCCCACCCGCAGACTACCGGGAGGTTATGGCTTACCAGCCGCGGAATTGTGTCTGGCGCGAACCAAATATCGCCTACGGTCAGAACGATGAAGTCCACTTTCTCCGCTAGCGAAGCCTTGATCATAGACGCCAGCGCGTTGCCATACGTGCCGCCCATTACCCGCAAAAAAAGAACTTCCCAAACCGGCCATTTGGTTTCTAGCAGGCTATACATAAAAAAATGCTTGCAATCCGTCCCGGCAAACGGCACGCAGATGGATACTTTCATTTCTTTTTCCCCCTCTCTTTCTTCCGTCGCTGTTCCAACAAGCGTTTCACTTCTAACACCAACGCTTCTTGCTCAAGCCAATACGCATTAGTCTGGACGTCATTGGGCCGCGCTAGCGCTACTTGGCAATTCGTTACACACCCGTCAACCCACCGTTCCAGGGATTTGTCTGTTTTTGGCGGCAAACTGGTCACGCACACCATCATTGCCCGTTTTGTCTTTCTGCGTTTGATCATCTTCGACATCCTCCCCCACGACGTTAATCGCCTTCTGCATTTTCTGTTTCACCTTGAATACCAACTCCATTACGCTGCCCTCATCGCGCTCTTCCGGAGGCCGGGCCTTCTCGTGCGCGATTGCCCCGCTATCCATCAGATACTTCACCGCCTGCGGTTTCTTGTCATCGGGTATCCTGTCCACGTCCATCTTCTGCAACAACTCTATCACCCGCCGTTCGGTCATCCCGGCAATCGCCATGTTCCGCCCCAACATTGCCGCCTCGATTATTTCCGGGCATAATCTCCGCGATCGGTTGATTGCGCTCTCGCTGACTTCCAGCATCTCTATCATCTGCGGTTTGGTATAAACGGTTGACAAAAACGCCAGCATCTTCCGGCGGTCATACGGCTTGGCGGTCTTGACGAATTCGCGCATCCGCACCACGCTTAACAGCATCCCGCTTTCGTCTCTCGGAACTATCCCGCCGTTGCGCTTGCCCACTGTAAGGCTTTTAGGCATTTTTTCTCCTTCCCCACCACCTATACACCCAACCGCGCATCTTGTCAAGTAAAAAAATAATTTAATTTTCTTCTTGACATTTATCCCGATTTATGGTATAAGCACACCTAACAAGAGAAAAACTGTGCAAAGGCACCCGGTGAGTTGCGGAGCCGGTAAAAATATCGCAACCGCGTAACATCGTGAGCGTGCTGCATAAGCCACACGGTGCGAAAGCACAGGGGGCCAGGGAGGTCAACCCCGCTGGCCTTAATCAAGATCGCCGGGACGGGTCGGCTGCCATCAACCCAGCCTTCCTACAGCACCCAGCGGCGGCAAGTGGCAGGACGGCGTGAATAGTCCAGTGCTCAAGCGGTTATACCGCGTGCCTGCGGCATGAGGCCACTTACGTAGCTCTTATAGGCCCTTACTCTGCCTATACCTGCTCCGTCTCTTGATACCGACACCGAAGACCCCGGCCCCCCGTAAGTCGCACCCCCCTCCCTCGCGCAGGGGGGCCTTCTTCGTTCTTGAGCCAATACCGTCTATACCGTCCCTAAGCCAACCGCGGGGGGGGGTAGGAGCGATACAGAGGGCCTATGGGGGGAAACGGCATGCAGAGGCCATGCAATACGTATATTTGCGCCCGGCGGGGTGGGCAACCCGGTATGGCATACCCCCCCCTCTCATGCCTACGCGCTGCACCTACCCGCCCCTACACGATATCAGCCAGATGACACAAGACATATTATGCGACGTTGCATGTCAACCCACCTACGCCGCAACAAGTTATGACTGTTGCAGTTATGCGAATTACTTATAGGCCGGGGGTGGTGGGACGGCTGCCCTGTGAGCTGTGGGCCTGCTACCCTGTGCGATTGTGTGCCAGGGGGGATATGGGTATTTATGGATATAGGTGTTTATGGATATTTATGGATATCGGCCGGCGTGCCGTATAGTATAGAACAGGCACGCCGGCGGGGTGGGTGTAGCAAAGGCAAGACGCGACAAAATATCCCACCTATCCCGCCCATCCCGCCTATGTATTATGCGCTCACGCTGGACAACTGGCCGGGATCGTGCATACATGAGGTAGAGCATAGGCAATATTAGAATTCCGGCGTCACCTGCCGGCGAGTGGTGAGAGGCCCGGCCAGGGCGGGGAGCATCCTCAAGAGAATAATAAGAAATAACCCGGGGGCCTGTGCCGCCCGGGAGCGTTTCGGGGTCGTCGCCGGATTTGGCGGCGGCCAGATTGCCTGGGGGCAAACTGCCTCCTGGCGGTTTATTTTCTGCCCCGTGACGGGGGCGGAAAATCTGCTCGGGCAAACCGGGCAGATTGTGGTCGGTGACGGATCTCCGGAGGCGGAGGCGCTGTCCTCCGCCATTGCGGGGTTAGTGCCCCGCGGAGAGATCGGCGTCCTGCTGGGCGCCGAAAATTCGGTAAATTTTCTCGCCGACCTCGGCGGGGAAATTGCCGCCCCGCCGGCGAACACCCCCGAATGGCGGGGGTGGATGGAGTTTGCCGGGTGGATAAACCACTCGGAGGAGTCCTTCTTTCTCCGGACGGGAATCCGTCCGGAGGATATCCGGGGCTGTTACCGGCTGGGGATCAATCCCCTGCCGGCGCTCCGGCAGAGCTGGGCGAGTGTCCAGCTCTGCGGAGACCTGGTCCGGCTGATCGGGCAGCCGGACAGCATCGCCATCGCCTCTGGCGCCTTGGGGCGCGGAGGGGATGAAATAATCCAGTTGGGTTTCCGCCCGAAGGAAGCCTGACCCCCCCCGCCGGGCGCAAGCGGGGGCAACTAAAAGCCGCCGGAACGCCAGCCCGACAGACTGGCGCAGGAAAACCCTGCTTAGGCTATGGAGCTTAGGTGGGGTTTTTTTGTTACCGCGCCCGGCGGCACCGGGCAACAACCCGCCGGGCGGCCGGCAAAAGGAGAAAAGCACGATGAATAGATCAGAAATCAGTAGAATAATGGTAGCCAGTCGTTACCCATATATCGTATACGGCCGCGTGCGCGGCCTAGTGTCCGCCCACCGCACGGCTCTGACCGCGCAGAAGTCCCACCACCGTGATGACGCCGGATGCCGGGCGCAAGGCGGGTACAGCGACGCACTGGTGATGATGTGGACGACAGACGGATGGCGGCCGATGAATTGCCGGGACTGATGAGGGCCGCAGAACGATGGATAAAAGTGTGGACAGGACGCCGCGACGCGGGACACATAAACGATCTGGCGCAACTTATTGATGACGAAACGCACGTGCCGGAGCTGCTGGAGGCTTGCAAGCGTATTTTAGACGTGCAAATTGCAAGGCATAAGGCCCGCGCCGCAATCGCGGCCGCAACCGAATAGAGGATAGCGTATGCACAAATGCCACCGGAACTTATAGTGGCAATCACAATCTGCCTTGAAGCCCGCGGCGAACCTCTGGCCGGCAAACTGGCCGTGGCGTCCGTCCTGGTCAACAGGGCGGAGACCAGGGGGACAAGCCTTGACCGGGAAGCCCTGCGCCGCCGGCAGTTCTCATGCTGGAATGACGGCGGGCAGACTGCCCGGAGGCTATGGGCCGCCGGCGCCATGCGTGGACCAGCATGGGCGGACTGCCAACGGATCGCGCGCCAGGCTATAGCCGGGACGCTGCCGCTGCGGACACATTGGACCCACTTCTATGCACCCAGAAGGGTAAAATCCAAGCCAAAATGGGCTAAAAACATGAGAGGGGCGCGAAAAATCGGCAACCACATCTTCGGGAGTCTGAAAAAATGAGCGATAAGCCCTATATACTTCCAGACTTGCGGTCGGGTGACGTGCTGGTTGACCCGAAGGGGCGCAACTGGATAGTGCATAAAGTCAGAAAACCACGGCGTTCGACCGGGTATGATGAGCCATTCTTCCGTTTGGAGCGGGTAGTAACTGGCAACCGCGAATGGGCCGAAGAAGAGTTGAGTGCCGCCGGCCTGCGATTAAAGGGGTAAAAGCGCCCCTGGGGTTGACGACCTGCCCCCAGCCCCTATCCCAGCGCCCCCTAGCCCTGAACGTCGGTCCTGGGGCGTCCTGGCAGCGTCCACCATCATCGTCCACCCCTCAATTCCGCCTCAACCTCCTTGATCCTGTGCGCCAGCGTATCCGCCACGGTCTGCTTGTCCGGGGGCAGGGAAATCCGCCTGTTCTCTTCCCGGCCATAGCGGTTTAGCAGGATCTCCCGCTGTTGGCGCAGTTCGGATAGCAGTTTAAGTGCGGTGTAGGGCGAGGCTGGCCGGGTAGGGCTGGACGGCTTGGCGTCTCGATGCTTCCAGGTGCGGACCGCCGCCCGCCAATCCTTGACCCGCACCCCGGCTTTGTAATACCAGCCACGGGATTCGTAGAAGTCGCAGAACACCTGGCCGGATATGGCATACTCGATGCTCTTCCCGTAGGCCTCTACCTCTTCAGGGCTGGGGCGCAGGGGGTTAACCCCCTGGGTTAAGCCAAGTGTGGGTTCTGGGTTCTGGGTTCTGGGTTCTTTCTTATCTTCTTTCTGAATCCGTTTTTTGAGCTTTGGGTTGCCGCCCTCTTTGCCGTATTCCTCAAACATCCGCCGCTTTTCTTCGTCCTGAACCATGCGGCGCGAATAAATACACCCGTTCTCGTCCCGGCTGAACACCCCGTGCTGTTCCAGTTCTTCGAGCAGGGGGTTAACCCCGCCCTTATCCCTCTCCGATATGCCCATAGTCAAGGATTCTAATTCCGCCTCTTTAATTGCCTCGCCGTTATGCTCCAGATAACCGTAGCGGTCCATTGACATCAGGCATAGCATTTCAATCCATAATCCCCTGGCAGCATAGGAACATCGGCGCAAATCAACACTCATCATCCAGTCGCGGACATAGAATTTGATGTAAGGCATACGCATAATTATTATCCTATAAATCTATAATCTACTTCACTTCCAACGCCTCCCGCGCCTGCTCCGCGCACCAGTTTCCATCGAAACGAGGCCTGCCACCCATGAACTTAATGCCCCACAATGCCAATGTTGCCGCCTCCAACGCCTTCCTCAACCGCTCGGCCTCGGTCTTCCACTTGGTAGCCCTGCGAGCGGCACGATGGCCGCGCTTGTGTTTTGGAGTCATGTTGCCCGCCTTTGTGTTATATTCCTAATCCCTGCTGTTATTTGCTTGATTTGAGTTCAAACGATCTGAGATCATGACCGTGCTTGCGGAGTTCTATCACGGCAACATTAAGTTCTTCTACCAGAATCGGTTCAGATACTTGCGACAATAACGCCCTCAAACCGTCGAGCATCAAGTCGCGCTGGAACTCACCCCTATCGCGAATCTGGATACCGATCACGTCGTCAATATTACGCAGTCCATACCGCAATATAGCCGTTCGTTTCAGGTTCTTGGTCTCGCCGATGCTCTTGATGTTTGCCCAGTTTTTAATCTTCCCAGCCTTAATCGCCATGATTATCTTCACCCGCGCGGCCCCATCGTATTGCGAGCTGGCCAATACGCTGCAGCGCACTACCGTTACCCCATGCGTGATCAGGACGGCTCGCTGGCGGCTGTTGAATTTTCTACTGAGCATCCCCGCTCGGCGATAAGCGCCATAACTGTAGGCCAGATCACCCAATTCTTGCGTCAACCTAGCGATGACCTGCTCTTTTAACAGGCCAGTCATTATGCAGGCGTTCAGCAACATATCGCCCAGCTCAAACGCTGCCTGGAGGTCGGCTGCGTGTTGGTGAATATGCCAGACACGTATTTTCTGCCAGATGGATTCTGCTACTGCGTCAGGTACTTTTTTTGATTTCATCATTCTCCCGTCGCTTCCGGGAACAGGTGTAAAACCTTGTCTTGGATTTGTTTCAGTATCCGCGCCGCCAGTCGCCGAATGAGAGCCTCATGCTTTTCCTCCCGCACAAACTTCACGCCGTCCGCTATGACGGCAATGAGGCTATCCGATGGGAACGCTTCGATGGTTGTGTGCCAAGAATTGTTCCCGTATAGCTGGAACCACACGCCCTTGCTGATGTCCGGCGCGGGTGGCTCCGGTTGATTGCACTCATCCGAGTCGCATTGCACCTTGCCAAGGCGCGCGATGCTCATGCTTTTCTGCTTGCACGTCGGACACCATGCCGACCAGCAGCTGCCGTGACCGTCGTCGAGGATGTCGTCTGACGCGGGTGGCTCAACCTTGGCCCGAAAATGAGGTTTTTTTCGTGTTCCAAAGCAACGCTGGCAGTTTCCTCGCTCGGGGTCTATCCCGGCGTCAACGCAAGTAACGCAATAACGGCCTGACCATTTCTTCGACGCGGGTGGCTTGGTCAGTTTAGGCTTGCAGAAGCATTTATTGCAAACCATTCGTGTCGTCAGCGACACCGACTTCTCTCCGCAGACTTCACAGACCAGATCAGCACAGGCCAATGCAGATGGCGCGGGCGGCTTCGGGGGCGCGGGTGTCCAGTTTTGGCGGACAGGTCCAAGAAAAGCGTTGAAACAAACTCCGCATGGTCTTTTTGATTTTGGGTCATTACTTTCACACCCCTCGCAAGAGC